GATCAATTCTCTAGAGTAGAATACGTTGGCGAAGGTGAACTACCTTACGCTGGTGGTATGACTGCTAAAAGATGGTTAGGATTCTTATGGTTTGTACATAGTGGACTAGAAACTTCTGGTTCTACTGATAGACATACTGTAGCTTTCCATAAATCAGCTTTAGGTTTAGGGGTCGGAACTGATGTAAAAACTGAAGTGAACTATATTCCAGAAAAAGTTTCTCACTTAATTACTTCTATGCTTAGCATAGGTGGTACTTTAGTAGATTCTGATGGTATTAGAGTTCAAAAATGTGCAGAATAATAGGAGATATAATATATGGCATACGCAACTGACAACCCAATCAAAAAGATTGCAGAAGCAGGTGGTAATTCAGTATTCTTCTATATAGATGGAGATGCTATCGGTACTATCGATAACTCTGATTACTTCTTAGCTGCAAAAGACGAAGTTAAACAAGGTGATATTATCATTTGTACATCTGGTATAGGTGGAACAATTGCAGTAGACATGTTAGTAATAACATCAGCTACTGGTGCAGCAGCAATTACAACTGCTGTCTTAGCATAATACACTAAGATTTTGGGGGCGAGGAAACTCGCCCTCATATTAACTAATAGGAAATAAAATGGATAAAAAAAAAGCAAAAACTAATAACCCTTTAAAAAATACTTATAAACAATGGGATGACTTAACTATGGATGATAGTCCTAAAGATATGGCAGGTGCTTATTATAATAGTTTTATTAAAGATAAATCATTAGTAGATAGACTTAAAAATTCTTTTAAAATTAAAAAAGTTAAATAAGAAATGGCAACTACAAAAGTAGATATATGTGCGAGAGCTTTAGTTATGATAGGAGCTCAACCTATATCTTCTTTTTCTGATGGTAGCACAGAAGCTCTTGTTGCATCTAATTTATATGAAGACATTGTAGAGTCTTCTTTAACAAGACATAGATGGAAGTTTGCTACTAATCAAAAACAACTATCTTTACTTACTGCTAAACCAGAAGCTAGATATGAATATGCATATCAATTACCAGCTAGTCCAGGAGTTTTACATATAGCTTCTTTAACAGTAAATGATTATGTAATTCCATATACAAGATATAAAGATAAAATTTACGTTAATACTTATGGTGCTAATCATAGTTTAATACTTGATTATATTTACAGAGTAGAAGAAGAATATTTTCCAGCTCATTTTAAAGTTGCTTTAGAATATGAACTAGCTTCTTTATTTGCAGGTTCAGTTGCAAGAGATGCAGGAATGATTAGAGAGTTTAAAGGTTTAGCTGATAGACAATTTTTAATATCTAAAAATATAGATGCTTCAGAAGTAACTAATAAAAAACTTGATACATCTAGATTTATTAACTTAAGAAATACTACGAGAACTGATGTATAATGGCAAGAGCATTAAAAACTGTAATAACAAATTTTTCAGCAGGAGAGCTTAATCCTTTACTAGCTACAAGAACAGATACTCCAGCTTATATCAATGGTGCTAAACAATGTAGAAATTTTGCATTATTAGCAGAAGGTGGGTTAATGAGAAGACCAGGAACTTCTTACTTAGCTACATTACCAGCTGAATGTAGATTAATACCTTTTGTTTTTTCTGATGATGAAATAGCTATTATTGCTTTATCTAATAATAGAATGGATGTTTATAATATTAGTGGTACTGTTTTATCTTCTAATATTACAACTAACTGTAATTGGACTACAGCTCAATTATTTGAATTAAATTTTGCACAGTTTGCAGATACTATCTTTCTTACTCATAGAGATAATCCAATAAGAAAAATATTTAGAACTTCAGCTACAGCTTTTGAAGTACAAGCATTTGCATTTGATACAGACGATTCAATAACTGTAAATAGTACAAATAAATCAAAACAACCTTTTTATAAATATGCTGATGGATCTATAAGTGTAACACTTTCAGCTCATGCAACAGGTGCAGGAAGAACATTAACTGCTTCAGCTAGTGCATTTACATCTGCTTATGTAAACACGTATTTAGAAGTAAATAAAAAACAAGTTTTTGTAACAGGATTTACAAGTGCAACTGTACTAACAGTTACTGTTATTGAAGATACAGGAAGTGCTGGACCACATTTTGATTGGAAAGAACAAACAATATCAGCTATTAAAGGTTTTCCTCAAGCAGTTACATTTCATAATAATAGATTATGGTTAGGTGGAATTAAATCTAGACCTTCATCTGTACTAGCATCTACGATTTCAGAGTATTTTAATTTTGATACAGCAGCAGGTGAAGCTGATGAATCTATTGATTTAGATATTGCAGGTTCAGAAATTAATGAAGTAAGACATTTTTTATCTGGTAAAGACTTACAAGTATTTACAGATGGTGGAGAATATTACATACCTAGATCTAATGATAATACTATTACTCCTGGCAACATAGCTGTACTAAGACAAACACCATATGGAATTGGTAGAACTTCTCCAGTAATGTTTGATCAAGCAGCAGGGTTTGTGCAAAAAAATGGTAAATCAGTTAGAGAGTTTGTTTATTCAGATATAGAAGATGGATATAAATCTACATCAGTATCTATTCTTGCAGAACATCTTATAGATAGTCCTAAACAAATAGCTATTATAAAAGGTAACTTTACAAGACCAGAACAATATGCATTGTTTTTAAATAGTGGTTCTGTACATAATGGATCTATAGCTTTATTTCATTCAGTAAGAGATGAAAAAATTGCAGGATGGGGATTATGGTCAACAAAAACAAATGACTTCTTTCATTCTATTATAGCTCTTAATGAGTTTCTTGTAGTAGCTTGTAAAAGACAATTAAATGGTTCTACTGTTTATACTTTAGAAAAGTTTGCAGATGATGATAGTTTAACATTAGACTGTAGCTTAACATCTACTGTATCACAAAGAGGATCACCTTTAGTTAAAGGAGGTTCACAGTCTGGATCTGTATTAATTACAGATGGTTTTACATCTAATCCATTAGTAAATGAAACATTTAGTATTGCAGGAAATGCTACTGTTTATACAATACAAGCAATAACAAATAATGGTGGAGGAACTTATACATTAAATTTAGATAAAACTTTAGCAGCAACTCCAGCAGATGATGCTGTTATTACTTTAATAAAAGTACATTTACATTCTGTAAATGGAATATATACTAATGAATCAGTAAATTGTGTAGAAGGAAATAGTAGTCTTGGTGCGTTTACTGTGTCGGCATCTGATACTATTACTTTAACCAATCCTCACGCAACTGGGGTAAAGATAGGATTTAATTATACACCTGTGATAGAAACTATGCCAATTGATAAAGAATTACCAGAAGGTCCATTAACAGGACAACCAAGAAGAATTTCAAGAGCCATCATTGATATTAATTCTGCTTTAGATTTAACTGTAAAAGCTGCAGACAAGACTGCCAAATCTTTAGTAGTCCAACAAGTTAGTTTTACTGGTGGTTCTGACTTAACACCTGTTACAGAAAAAAAAGAATTTTTCTTTTTAGGTTATGATAAAAGTCCAACAGTAACATTATCTCAAGATGATCCATTACCTATTAAAGTATTAGGAATGAGTGTGGAGGTTATATTTGCATGAGTGCTGATCCAGTAACATTAGCTATTATAAGTACAAGTATTCAAGCTGTAGGAACTTATCAAGGAATACAAGCTCAGAAATCTGCAAACAAGGCAGCCATACAATCTTATGAAGATGAGAAAAAGTTTAATGAACTTAAAGCAATACAAGATTCAAACAACGTAAGAGGTGAAGCAGAAAAGAAAAAAAAAATTAATAAGGCTATTATAGCAGGAGCAGGTTATAATGATGATAGTAGACATTTTTTATCTACTCAATCTGAAATAGATAGAATAGCTTCAAAAGATATTACTAATATAAGAATTAATATGATGAGAGGAAATCAAAAAATGGACACTATGATTTACACAACTAAAGTTATGGGTAAATCACAAGAGTTTGGTGGTTATGCAAGTATAGCATCAGCAGGATTTAAAACAGCTGCTTACGCTAAACAATACAAAGCTGGTAACAACTCAAAAGGTCAATATGATTTAGATTATTTAAACAGAACAACTAATAAGGAAGATGATATTTAATGGCATTAAAACAAGGTAAAAGATTAGTAAATTTAAAATCAAGTGTAGCTGATAATATTGGTATACCTAAATATCCAACAACTAATATAGCAGCACAAATATCTAAACCTATTTCAGAAGCTATTGATTCTTTTAGAAAAATAGCTGAATCAGATGCTTCTGTACAATTTAAAACTTCTTTTAACAAAACATCTACAGAACATTATTTAAATTTAAAAAAGAAATTTGAATTTGATCCAGATGGTATGAAAAATGCTGTAGATGCATATGCTAAAAATACTATTGAAAATACTCCACGTGTATATAGAGATTATGCTACTAACATACTTGCACAAAAAAACTTAGCTAATTTAAATTATGCAGCTGCTAATCATAAAAATTTAAATACTAATAAAGCAGTAGAAATCTGGCAAACTACAAGAACAGAAAATGAAAATTTATATGCAGACAATATGGATAACATTCAAAATGATCCAGACGTAGGATGGTTTACTATTAATAGTTATACAGCAAATACATCATTTAAAAACTTAAATGAATCTTATGGAACTGCTGAAAATAATCTAGTTAATACTAATAGATATAAAGGAACTCAACTTAAAAAAGATTTAGAAAAAGATTTAGAAAATCTTGAAACACTTAGAGTATATAACTTAATGGTTAAAGATACAGAAGATGGTAGCAAAGGAGATGCTTTAACTTATTTAAATAATTATGCTGCTGGAAAAGATTCAAGAAGTTTAACAGAAGATTTATTTGAAAATAAAAACGAAAGAAATAATCCTATATTTAAAAAATATCAAGCTCATATAACTAACGATTTTAATAGAGCAAAAATAGTTAAAGAAGTTATGGCTCTTTATCAAAGTTATAATGGAGATAAGATTAAAGGATTAAATGTTACTAAGGAATATAACTTAGATGGATTGCAAGAACCTGGACAAATTTTAAATGTAATTAATTTTGAAGATGCAAAAAATACTAATGCTGTTGAATATGTAATTAAGAATATGCCTAATGCAAAACCTAAAGATAGAAATGATGCAATTAAAATTGTAGAAGATCATATTCAAATACAACAATTAGTAAGTGATGCTAAGAATGGAACTAAAATAGATTTTAGAGATATAGAACAAAAAAAATTATTTGGTAAAGCTATTTTAGCTAATAATGGAATTAATGATGAAAATATTACTGACATAACTAATCCAGACTTAGGTAAAGCTGTTAGTCTAATGGCTAGATATAATATAAAACCAGAAGCTATTATTAATAGATTAAATACTAAAGTAAATGTAGATTTTAATAATCCAGGACAAATAGAAATCTATAAAGAAAATCTTGGTTTATATAAATTTATAAAAGCTCAATATCCTGGTTTAACTTTAGAAAATTCTTTTATATATGAAGAAGGTTTAAAAATGGGAGCTACAGCTGTACAAGATAATAAGTCTTTAGGTTTTAGATTAAATGATATTGTAAAAGATGTTCCTAAATATCAAGAAAGACAAAAAAAAATAACTGATAATTTAGCATTAAATGCACCAGAAGTTGCAGAACAATTTTCTGAAGTTATTAGTACATTAGATATTAATACAGATTCTTGGTGGGCTAAAAAATTTGCTTTAAGTGAAAAAAATAAATATACAGATTTATTTCACAATAGTGGTACAAAATTATTACCTAATAAATCATCAACATTATTAACTCCAGAAGTAAAAGCTAAATGGTTAGAAAATACTATGACACATTTAACACATATGGCAGGTAATAAAGATTTTGATTTAAATAGTGATGAAGGAAAAATTATGTTTCAACAAGCTTCTATTAAAGCTTTAGATTCTTTAAAAAATCAAGGTTTGACTGGAACAAAATTTAGTGGAAACGGTCAAATTAAAATGGTGAAAAATGCATATGAAGATAAAATTGGAATACAAGATCAAGGTTTTGAAAATTCTATTATAGCTTATGGAGAATATTTAAATAACACTTTAACAGAAACACAAAAAAAAGAAAGATTTGGAACTGTATTAGTAGATGGTACTTTTAGTAAAGGAAAAATTCAAACTAATAATATTAGCAATATTATAAAAAAAGAAATAGATAATGGGTTTGAAAATACTATTATAGAATTTGCAGGAACTTATAATGAGTTTGGACAACCAAATTATCATTTAAAAATGAATCATAATAATACTATTATCAATTTAACAGAAGGTACTAAATATTTTGATCCCACTGCATTTGCTGGAGTTAATAAAATTAGTGGTAAAAATGGAAGTAGAGATCAACTCATTCTTACTTTAGCTGAACAAAAATATGAAGCGTTTGAAAAAAATTTTGGTCATTTATTAGATGGTAATTCTTGGTCAGAAAACTTTGCTAAATCAGTAGTTTATAAAACTATTAAAATGGGTATAGAAGCTAGTGATTATAAATGGTACCCAGATATTCCAGGATTAAATGATGTACCTACAGAAATGAAACCATTTGCATTTATATTTAAAACTTTAGGAATAGATGTAGATTTAAAACCTTACTATGATGAAGGTATTAAAATTAACAATGAAATAGATCAACACTTATCTATGGATGCACAGATAGAATCTGATACTAGAATTAGTCCTAAAGATAAAAAAGTAGAATCTGTATTTCCTCCATACAAAACAGAATACACTAGACAAAATGCTAGTCTGTATTACAGAAAATATGCATATGATAATTATCAAAATACTTCTTTACCATTAACATTAAGAACAAATAATTATATGGCAGTTATGAAAACTGACTCATCTTGGGAAGGTGAAATAACTGATATTAATACTGGTAATCAAGCTGCGATTTTTGGTAGACCTCAAGATTCTATTAGAGCTAGTATAAGAGTTATGATTAACAACTCATCAATTATTAATAATAATACTACTAAAAGATATGGTGACACACCAACAATAGAAGAAATTTTAACAAGTTACGCAGAAAAAACAGAACCATACTTAAATGCTTTAGAAGCTAAAACTGATATGACAAGAGATACTGTAATTAATTTTTTAGATAATAATCAAATGCATGGACTAATTAAATTTATGATTGAACATGAAATGGGATCAGCAGCATTTAATAAATATTATCCTCCAGATAATCAAGTTTTCTTAGACTCTATGATCTTTGATGGATATGAACAAGGTATCAATTCTTACAAAGGTCAACTAGGAAAGATTAGATGATCCAATATCCTATTACACCAAATGAAGAACAACAAATATTTGAAAAGGCTAATAAACCTGTAGAGTATAATTTTACTGATTTTAAAACAGGTTTTGCAGATGAAAATTTATTAGCTATTGGAGCTAATTACTTAATGGAAAACCAAGATTTTCCACCAGATGAAAACTATAATCCTAAAGAAGATCAACAAATTATACCTTATGCAGATAATTATGATCTGTTTATGTTTAGTAAAAGTCAAGCAGAAACAACATCAATAATTAATAAATTAAAAAATCAAGCAGAAACAAATTATGCTAGTCCTTGGTATCATTTAGGTAGAGTAACTGGAGCTTTTACAGATCCTTCAAGTTTATTATTATTTACTAAATTAGGTAGTACAGCTAAATTATTTGGTACAGCATTTGCTGCTGAAGAAATAGTTAAACAACAATTAGATGTTACAAGAGAAGATTCTTATGTTCCTTGGACTGTAGCAGGTGGATATGGATTACCATACATTTTAAACAAAATGGCTAAAGGAAATGTTGGTGCAGCAACACAACAAAAAATTATAGAAGGAGATAAAGCTATAAATACTATACCTAAAAGAATTGATCAAAAATTATATGAAGATGGAAAGTTTATTAATCCTACAGAAAAACCTCCAACACCAGGAAGTGTAGGAGCTGCTGCTAATGAACAAAAAATAAAACCAACACCTAAACAAGAATTTGAAGGTGAAACATTTGTTAAAAGTAATTTAGGGGTCTTTGGTGAAGATGGTCCTTGGACTAATGTATTTAGAGTTACTAAAGCTATATCTAAAAATGCAAGAACAATGATTGCAGATATATTAGACACACCTTTACTTAAATTAAAAAACACTAAAGAGTATGGATTTAGATCTACTAATAGATCAATAGAAACAGAATTAAGAATGAGAGAAGTAGGGAACATAGAAGCTATGAAAGAAATCAAAGAACAATATATGTTAATGATTAAAAGAGTACAAGATGGAAAAGAATTTAAAACAGAGATTGGTGTTAACTTACATAATAGATTTAATGATAAAATGTCTTTAGCTGAGTTTGCAAGAGAAGTAACTAAAACAAGACTCAATGGTATGCAACATGATATTCCAGAAATAGCAGCTGCTGCTAGAGTAACGCAACAAAAAGTATATGGTCCAATAGGACAAGAAGTACAAGATCTAGGTATTAGAAAACTTCCTATAGAAAGAGAAATAAAATTATGGAAATCTGTTTTAGATCAAATGGTAAAAAAAGGTGAAGGAACTAAAACATTTAGATCTAAAGTAGATGGTACACAAACTACATATTCAAGAACAGAAATAAAAAATAAAATAGCAAAATTAGAAGACAGACTTAAAAGATCTAATAATCTAGTTAAAGATTATGTTAATATTATTTATAACAAATCTAGTATAGATGCTAACAAACCATTATTTAAACAAATAATTAAAGAAGATTTAATTAAACAAGGAAGATACATTAATGATAAAAAACTAAATAAATTAGTAGATGACTTATCAAATCATTTTCCTTTTATTAGATTTGAAAAAACTAAATACACTGATGATGTAAAAGATTTATTACTTGAAAGATATGTATTTAATAGACCTAGATATGCTAGATCTACAAGAGCTAGAGAATTGAATCTTTCAAAAGAAGCTCAATTAAAATTAATAGATAATGATTTTATTGTTAGCGATATATTTTCTTTAATGAAAACATATTATAGACAAGTAACTCCAGATATTTTATTTACAAGAAAATATGGAGATCCTAATGGTTTAGGATATAAACTTATTGATGACGGAGCTGATTCTATGGCATCTCCAGGCTTAATGCAGGTAGCAGAAGAATATAATTTAAGAATATTTAAAGCTAATACTAAACAACAAAAACTTAAACTTGTTAAAGAAAAAAACCAAGTACTTGAAGATCTAGAAGCAGGTATAGAACTTGTTAGAGGTACATATGGTTTACCTGCTAATCCTCATGCTTGGACTTCTAGAGCTATGAGAACAATGAAACATTACAATGCTCTTACAATGCTTACAGGTTTTTTTGCAGCGACAGCTGACGTTGCCAGAATAGTTATGACTTCTGGTATTAAAAGAGGATTTAAAACACAATTTGAAATGTTATCAGATATGTTAGGAAAAAATGGTAGTCTTTTTAAAGCAGGTAAAAAAGAAGCTCAATCATTTGCTGAAGCAGTAGATATGATTACAGGACAAAGAGCTATGTTATTTTCTGATATTGGAGATATGTTTGGTATGACTTCTAAAATAGAAGGTATGATGGGTAAAGCAGCTAACTTTAATTTTATGTATGTAAACTTAATGTCTAGATGGACAGAGTTTATGAAAAGTGCTGCATCAGTTACGATTGGTTCTAGAATTATAGAAGACTCTATTAAATGGGGTAAAGGTACTTTATCAGATAAAAACAAAACTAAATTAGCAGCATCTGGAATTGATGAAGATACAGCTAGAAGAATAGCTAATTCATATGAACAACATGGAACTAAATTAAAATATAATTATATGGCTAACACTGCTGAGTGGACTGATGACGCAGCTAAAAATGCTTTTGGTGGAGCTTTAAATAAAGATATAAATATTACTGTTGTTACTCCAGGAAAAGGAGATACTCCATTATTTATGAACTATGAGTTAGCTAGTACTATTGTACAATTTAAAAAATTTGCAATGGCAGCAACACAAAGAATGTTAATGAGAGGTATGCAAGAAAAAGATTTAGATTTTTTATTTGGATCAATCTTATTAATGGGTACAGGTATGTTAGTTGATTCTGTTTATAGTACAATGAGATTTGATAAAGATTATAGTAAAATTCCTTTAAGTGTAAAACTTCTTAATGCATTTGACAGATCTGGATTAGGTGGAATTTATGTAGATGTTAATAGAGCAATAGAAGCTCTTACAGATAATAGAATAGGTATAAGACCATTAGTAGGTGCAAGAAGACCTTATGGGTCTTCTATGAAATCTAAAGTTGGTTTACTTGGTCCTTCGGCATCACAAATTTATAATATATTTGATATAATGTATGATGTTGGTGGAGGTAAATACAATCATTATACAGCACGTAATGTGCGTAGATTAATTCCATTTCAGAACGTATGGTATCTGGACTGGTTATTTGACGACATAGAAAAAGGATTACGCTAATGGCAATTAATATTTCTGATGTAGAACCACGAGTACAATATACTGCTACTTCTGGTCAAACATCTTTTACTGTAGGTTTTGAGTTTTTTACAAACACAGACTTAAAAGTATTTAATGGATCTTCACTATTAAGCTTTGCAGCTTCACCTAGTGATGCTACAGAATATTCTGTTACAGGAGCAGGTGTAACTGGTGGTGGATCAATTACATTAGGTGGTAGTGGAGCTACACTAAATGATATAATTACAATATCTAGAGATTTACCAATAGCTAGATCTACAGACTTTCCTACATCTGGAGCTTTTCAAATAGCTTCTCTTAATGATGAATTAGATAAATTAACAGCAATGGCTCAGCAATTAGAAAGAGATTTAAAATTTTCTCCTAGAGCTTCGGCAACAACAGCAAATACATTTAATATTACATTTCCTAATCTTGTTGCTAATAGAGTATTATCAGTTAACAGTTCAGGTAATGGTTTAGAATTTGCACAAGATATAACAGACATAACTGCTCTTGCAGCAATAACTAGCGACATTACTGCTGTAAGTGCTATAGCAAGTGATATTGCAGCAGTAGAAAATATTAAAGCTAATATAACTGCAGTCGCAAATGATGCTACTGATATTGGAGCTGTTGCAGCTAAAGCAACAGAAATTGGTAGATTAGGAACTACAGCAGCAGTAGCAGATTTAGCATTACTTGGTACTTCAGCAGTTGTTGCAGATTTAGATGCTGTTGCAGATAAAGTTACTGAAATAGGTTTATTAGGAAATTCTGATGTTATAGCTGATATGGCTTTACTTGCAACATCTGATGTTATTTCAGATCTTAATACACTTGCTACAAGTGATATAGTAACTGATCTTAGTTTATTAGCGACTAGCGATTTTATATCAGATTTAAATACATTAGCTACATCTGGTAATGTTACAGCTATTAATAATGTAAGTGGTTCAATAGCAAGTGTTAATGAAGTAGCAACTAATCTTGGAAGTGTAAATGACTTTGCATCAAGATATAGAGTAGCTAGTTCTGATCCTTCTTCTAGTTTAGATGAAGGTGACTTAGCCTACAATACTACTGCTAATGTTTTAAAAAATTACAATGGAAGTGCGTGGATAACTATTGTTGCAGGATATCTTACTGATATTGTACAGGATGGAACGCCACAACTAGGTGGTGACTTAGATGTACAAACTAAT